GAATCTTACTTTTTCATAACTTGCATTTGTTCTAGTAAGTTTATCGTATGAACCATCAGTTTGTCCACCCTCATTAAGCTTTTGAAGTATCCTATAAGTAGATTTACTTACACCAGATATTTTATCGCTTAGTCCTGTAATTTTACCATCTCTTCTTGTTGGTTGTCTGCCACCTTTGTGTTTACCTGCCACAACTACTTGCATATGTCGTGGTTGTAACCAAGAGTTGATAAAGTTTTCCATACTTTGTGGGTCTGCACTATTTGATTTGCCTACATGATACAATCGTGATCCAAATTTGTACTTAGTCGTACCTTTCCAAATTTGTACCTTTCCATCTATATATTTTTGATGCCAAAAGTGGTCATTTGAAGCACCTCTAAAAGCACTTCTTATACTCTTTCTCATCTTTTGCCCTGCATGGTCAAGTACATCTAGCCCCATCTCATAATGGATAGTTGCTATCTTGTCAAGCATTGGTGTAGCACCATCATAGATTTGTATTTTTAAGCTCATCTTGTAGGTCGCCCATTTGTTCTTACTATTTCGCCATATACAGTATATAAGTTACCAAGTTTGGTAAATCGTACAACTTTCCAACTCACACCATCATAAAGTACAGTATCATTGACTTTTGGAGCTACCAAAAGAGCAAGTCCGCCAAAAGCTTGATACGAACCTATCGCATCTCTTTCGACTTTGTTAAAATTTCCGTTTCCTACAAATGAATTAAGAGTGACTTCTACATCATCAGCTTCTCTTTTATAGATAATGCTTCGTGTAGGACTGATACTACTATCAGCCACATACTCACTTCTTATTTCATCTATAAGATTTCTTATCATTTTTTACTTACTTTTTTTGGCTTCTCTTCCACTTTTACATCTTCTTTTGCCACTTCATCTTCAAAATCAGTAGCATATCCACCAGAAATAACTCTGTTGTAGATAGACATAGATACATTTAGCACATCGCCTTTTTGGTATGTTACACCATTTATCGGACACTCTTGTAAAAATTGAATTTTCATATTTTATCCTTTAAGGAAAGAACAATTAAGTTCTTTTCCCTCTAAGTAAAACCTCTGGTCTTGTACAATAGAAAAGAGGATAAGTATAAAGTTCAACTTCTGTGAAAGCTTGTCTTTTAGTATCAGGTAATACCATAGCATATCTTTCTTTTCCAAGAGTATTTACATAAGGCATAAATTCCGCTGGTGCTAGTGCATGTTTAAACACACCTCTTGCATTTTTAGGGAAGAATTTAACTTTATCAGTACCAACTGCAACTGTAGAACCATCATCAGTTCCTCTGTAGTTAATCCAAGTAATCCCACCAAATCTGATAGAGCTATAAGCACCATACTCATTTGCTAAAGCTTGAGCTTGTAAAGCATTATTCAGATTTCCTGTAACTTCTGGATGAGCGACTAAGTCATCAAAGAAAGCATCACCACATAGTCCAACTACTTCTGTTTGAGGAGTAAATGCACCTTTTGCAGCTGTTTGCATTGTTCTGATTACAGATTTACAAGCTTTTGCTAAAGCACCTCTTGCAGGTGTAGCATTGTCAAGGTCAAAATCAATCTCCGCAGGTTGTGAAACTCCCCAGAAAGTAAACCAGTTGTGTACTACAGTTGAACCATCAGCATCTACCACGATACCTTGAATAGCTCCAAGCATCATATTTTCTTCTGTAAGTTCCATATCAGCTTCAATTTTTGAGATTCTAGCTGCTACTTCTGTTTGAACCGCTTTAAGTTCAGTTTCACTACCAAATGCTCTGATGTTTTGTAACTCATCAGCTGTGATAACATCACCTTTTGCAAGTCTGATAGTGTTTGTGTGTCTGATATCTCTTTTTTCTTTCCCATTTTGGTCAATTGGAGCGCCTCTCTCACTTACAGGAATAAGCCCGATACCATTTGCTGTTTTTTCCAAAGCTACTGTTGTAGTTCGTACAGGTTGTTTTTCAAATATCCCCATATCTCTCAAAAGAGATGGTTGATAGTCCATCTTTTCAATAGCATCTGTAAGTGTTACTGTTTTAAAAGCATCGTCATTAAAAATATCTATCATTGCCATAGTTTACCCCTTATCTTACTATAATACCAAGAGCTTCAAGCCCAGTATTTGCTGTTGTGATTTGTCCTGCATTTGCACCTGTAAAATAAGTCAAATCACTTTGTCTTACTTCTGCATCTCTCACTACCAAAACTTTACCTGCTAAATCTCCAGCTGTTGCATCTACATTGTCATAGATGATACCTGCTACAGTTTGACTTCCATCGCTATTCGCTGGATTGTAAGCTTTAATCTTTCCACTTGCTGTAACAATACCTACAAGTTGTCCTGCTACAAGCACTTGACCAGATAAAACTATACCTGTATCCATACTTCTAGTACCATTTGCTTTACTTACAAGAAATTCTCCCGTATGTTTACCTTCTGTAATTGCCATTTCTTACTCCTTATTTTTTATTTCCGAAAAATTCACCCCAAACATCTGACTTATTTGTCATATTGCTTTGATGACTTCCACCATTTGATTGATTTGCTCGTAATGCAATGATACTAGCTTTATCAGCATTTTCAGCTTTAAGCATCTCTATCGCTACATCTACATTTACACCACAAGCAAAAGCTTCTCTTACTCTTGTTTGAGCTTCTTCCTCAAACTTCGCTTTATCTGCTATCGCCTCAGATAACTTAGTTTCCATTTCAGCTTTAAATGCTTCCATTTCCACTTTTTTAGCTTCCAAAGCAGCAAAGTTTTCTTCTACTTTTGTTTCAAGCTCTGCAAGTTTTTCGCTCATAGTAGCTTTTTCACTAAGTAGGATGTCGAAATTTTCTTGTGAAAAGTTCATATTTGCCCCTTTTATTGAATTTGCTATTTTTGTGTTATCTGGCATAGCTGCCATACCGATAGTTGCATTTGGTATCGCTGGTACTGTTACTACACTACACTCTGTTATTTCCCATCTTGTAGCCTTGTAAGTTTTTTTATTTCCTACTTCACTATCTAGCACTTTATCATGGATAGTCACACCGACACTAAATGTCTGCATAAATCCCCTTGACATCTTACCAAATATCTCCATAGCTTTAGCATCTTCACTATCAAACTTCGCATCACCTTTGAGTTTGTTATCTTCTATACGGATATTTTGCCAAATACCAAGAGGCAACATCTCCGTATCGTGCTGTAGAAGTACAGGTAGTATATCTTTTCGCTTCAAATCTACCGCTTTTTCAGTATGTTCAAGTATCAAATCATACATACCATCTTCCCAACTAAACCGAAGCACTTTACTTTCATCAGAAAGTATCACAGGTACGATTTTATTCTCTAAATCTATCCCTTTGCTGTCTATGTAGCATTGTGAACCTATCTTACAACTCATATAAATCCTTTCATAATTTATTTAATTCGATAATTATATCATATTTCGATAAAAACTACACTTATTGGATGGAAGCATTTATTTTACACCCATCCTATATTAGTTGTTTGAGTATTTGATATTTTCTCTATAACTATATTATTAGCACTACTTAGGGTTACTACCCCACTCGTAAGAGTTGCACCCCATTGATAAGATGGGATAATAGTCCCAGCTGTTGTGATATCTAACATTCCTTCAACATTTACCGTATAAACTCTACCAGCTACTGCACTTGCAGCTGTTACAAGTTGATTTGTTGCTATTGATGAAGCACAGAAATATTGAACAGGGCTTCCACCGTTTGTTATACTTCCTCTTGCGGTTCCCAGCATAGTTCCCACTGCTGTTCCTGCACCTCTTAAATTTATATTTAAAGCACTTGAAACAGTTGAAGTAGCAACTTGAATATATAGTGACATTTGTATTTTATATGTACCAACTCCAAGTGTTAAAGTATCATTCGCAGCTGGAAATAAAGGATAGTTTGTAGTAGCTGTTATCCCAGCAGTTCCTGTACCTCTACTATAATACTTACCATAAGCTACTGTTTCACTGATACTAGGTACAGTTAAAGCTCCAGCATTTGATAGACTTAAAGTTTCTGTTAATGTCGCAGCAGCTCCAGCCGTTCCAGTTGCTCCTGAATACATTCTTAATGTTCCATCGTTTCCTACTCTTAAACTTCCAGCAGTTCCATCAGCTTTATACCTCCAAATATCGGAAAAATAAATATTATGTCCTACAATAGTAGATGCACTACCTCCCATAACTGTACCATTTTGATAAAAATCAATAGTTCCTGCATTATCAAACCAAGGGGATATGGCTGTACCAATTCCTAAGTGCATATCTTTTATTTGAGATGTTCCAACAAATAATTTACCAGTTGAATCTAATACCATTTTTTCAGATGTACCATTTATTCTAAATCTCAAATCTTTATTTGCTATTGAACTTGCTATACTAGCAACTGGTCCAACTGTAGTTCCCTCAAATGCAATTGAATTTGTTGCATTATCTGCCCCAACCAGTGAGGATACTGCATTTCTATATACACTCTCTATTCTTAATAAAGCATTCGATAAAACATCTCCACTATTTACATTACTATAAAGATGTAATGATTTGCCTGTATTTGTCTTTGGTGTTGAAGTTCCTAAACCTAAACTTCCATCATCAACTATAAAAGCATTACTCTCTTGTACATCTCCAGCCGTTCCATTTGCTCTTACGATTGAATTATCTGTCATAGTGACTTTTGGTATTCTGTTACCTATCGCAGTCGTTACAGTAGTAGCGAAATTAGGGTCATCTCCTAAAGCCGCAGCTAGCTCATTAAGTGTGTCAAGTGTAGATGGACTACTATCAACAACCGCTGAAACAGCATTACTTATTTGAGTATCTGTTTGAGTTTTGTTGTAAACATCATTTGCTAAAGCATAACTTCTTAAATCACTTATTTGTGATTCTGTAATGCTTATCTCGCTTTGAGTAAAGTGTTTCGTTGCATCGCTAATATGCTCTTGAATATTTGCATTTTTAGATTCAAATATATAATCAGTTGGATTAGTGATTGACTTGTATTGAGCTAAAGTTAAGTGATAGTATTCCGCCTCTGTTCCACCTTGTAAACCTAGCAAATCCTCGTGATAAGTAGAAGATGTAGAAGATATACCACTTCCACCTATTTTTGCATTTCTAAGGTCGTAATATAACGACCCATCCGTTAGAGATTGTACTTCTCCACTTGCATTTACTATAATAGCTCCAACAGGTAAAAACTCAGGTGTAGGGAAACCAGTCAATATAAGATTTTTTAAAGCATTTCCAATATCTGACCTTGCACTAGCTACATCACTATAAACACTTTGTCCAAGTAGTTTCATATAAGGGTTTATCTTGTTGTTTGTGAATATGAAAAATACAATCATCGCATCATCGCCTGTAACATTGTCAAGGCTATAAGTACCACTTGTATTTTTGTTATATTGTGCTACTCCACCGTTTAATAATGCCACTTTGTTATCAAGTGTTGTAATATCCCAAGATGTACCGTTTAGATAAAGAAATGGTGCTGTAGTTTTTAATGATGGTGTGATATAAATATCTTCATCATAAGCACTTCCACCAGTTATAGCTGTGAATGTAGTACCATGCTCTGTTAAGCCTTGAATATCCATACCATTAACATATTTAACACCTTGTGTAAAGTGTAAATATCTATGAGTAGCACCATCCATTTGGATACCGTGTCTTTCATCTGCAAATAAAACTAATTCGTTTGTAGTAGCATTTCCATATACTAAAGAAGTAATAGGCTTATCTTCAAAATACTCAAAAGTAAATGTATTACTTACTGATAAATTTCCATCCGCTTCGTGATATACATATTGTAAGGCACTTACATTATTTAAAGTTACTTTTCTAAGCTCTGAAATAGTGTTTAATGTTCCATTGATATAGATTTTATAATCCGTACCATTTGGATATATAGCTAACTCTCTAGCACTTGCAGCAGTTTCAAAAGGTGTTCCTGTTGCAAATTTACCATCTGTTCTTGTAGTTAGTACACCACTTGAGTTTACAGATTCAATAGTAATACCATCATAACTTACCTCAATTATACCAATAGAATTTATATCATCTCTAATAAATCCACTAGGTTCATTCATATCATCGAACTTTTGGTTAACTTCCCCTATTTTATTTAATACAGTTGTGCTAAAGTTTTCATCTCCACCTAAAGCATCCGATAACTCTTTTAAAGTATCAAGTGTAGCAGGTGCAGAATCTACAAGTGAAGCTATAGCCTCACTTATCTTTGTATCTGTTTGAGCTGTTGTGTATGCTCCTGTTTGTGAAGCTGTTACACCGTGAGGATTACTTGTATTACTAATATGTGATTGAATATTAGAGTTTTTAGGCTCATAAGCTAAATCGTGGTTATGTGTAGTATCACTTTTTGTAGCATCGTGATATGTATTATCTATAAATCCACTATCATTTGTAAGTTCACTTGTTTTTGTGGTTTGTACTTTACTCCATACTTTTGGACTTACTTGTGACAATCTGTAATAAATCCCACCTACTAAAGCTAATTTATCTAAGTCACTTGCTATGACTGTTATAGCATCAAGTTCGCTTAATTCGTTTACTTTCCATCTGTGAGGTATATGAGAGGCTTCTTTTGGCAGAATCGAATGTTCCATTATTATTTCCTTTTAATTATAAGTTACGGCTTCACCGTTATATGTTACTTCTTGACCATTGTAAGTTACTTCGTTTGTCAATGTTCCAATAGTGAAAATTTGTCTTACAAAGTTATCTATATTTATCTTAGATATTTTACCATCTTTCATAACAAGTACAAAATCTGTATTAAGAATTTCTGTTATCTCTATTACACTATTTACATCAAATCCGCCACTTGATGAACTACCGCCTATAAAAGTTCCAATATTTCCGCCTTTTCTACTTACTGGAAGTTGAAGTTTTTTTGATGTTCCATCTGTATATATTATCTTAAGTTCATTTGTATTTTGTATAAACTCTATATCTTTGACAAATTTGTTGCTTGATATTTCTTTCGCTATCATTTTACCTATAGCATCATAATCTATCTCAGCATCTTTTCCGTCTTTTGCTTTTGGAATACTTGCTAATTTCTCTTTTAAAGTATCATATAGCTTTTTTGTTGTTTCTTGTGTATATATTTCAAGATTATTTTTTAGTGTAATTTTTATATTTTTTTCTGTTGATTCAAGTTCTATTTTTGACTTATTTTTGAGCCTTTCAATTTCATCTTTTGTAAATTTTTTAGTTTCTTTAATTGCCTCATCTGTAGTTTGTTGTACTTTTTGTTCAACTTCTTCAAAAAGCTTTTCTTTATCATTAGATATATCTTCTAAAAGTCTATTATTCTCTTCTCTTGCTCTTTCATCAATGCCACCAAGAAATACATCTAATTTTTCATCTATGTATTTTATCCTTAAGTGGTCGTGTTCCAAAAGTGTTTTTAGTTGTGTATCTGTCTTGTCTATATAATTAGATAGTTTTTTTTCAACACCTAAAAGATAATTTTTTTGGTTTTTAAGTGCTTCGGTTGTTAGCTTTACTATTTTATCTAGCATCTAAATACTCATTGATTTTTCTAAATCTAAAAGAAGTCTATCTTCTCTTTCTGCTCTTACTCTTTCTTCCTCTTCATCTTTTTTAAGTTGTATTTGTTGTTTGAGTATTTCATTTTCTGATTGGATATTTAAAAGTTCAATATTTTTTCCTATACCAATATCTGCTCTAAGTTTTTCCTCATATGCTTCAAGTTTTAGTTTTTCTTCTATTTTTGCTTCTGATACTTCTTCTTGTGGAACATAATCAACATCTAAGATAATATCATTGTTTTCATTTAGTATAAATCTCATTCCACTTTTTTCAGCTTTTTTGTTTAACTCTTCAAGCTTATCTAAAATAAGAAATAACTCATCAGCTTTTTTCATTCTAGCTCTTGTGTTGTTTTCTTGTATTTGATCATAATCATTTCCAAGTTGAGCTGCAGCTTGATAATCGTCTATAACACCTTGTTGTTTATTTATTTTTCTAGCATTTGCTGATTTAACTTCGTCTAGTTCAGTTTTTGTACCAAGTGTTACTTTAAATTTGTAAAGATATTTATATTCATCTTGATAGAAGTCTTTTATTCCCCATTTTGAAGCATTTACTCTTATAAACCAGTTGATAATATCTACTAAAAGTAAGTGAATAAGATTGTCTTGTACTATCGAAAATCTTGTTTCATTCTCTTGTTTTTGAGCTTTTATTACTGAAAATACTGCATTTCCATCACCTTTAAGAAGTGAAAGTGCTGATATGTTGTAGTTTGAAGCGATAACACTTTGTTCGTTTTTTAAGAATGATTCGTAAACTGATTGTCTATTTCCACTTTGTAATCTTGTAAAATCATCTTCTTTATCTATGTAAACAGTTGGACTATTTTCTTGGCTTTCAACTGCAAAGCTATTTATTGTAAGTTGATTTGGATTTTTTTGTGCAAAAAGTGTTTTATAGTTTGATATTTGTTTTTCTATGTATGGTTTTATAAGAGAAGTTTTGTGTACATTTTGAGTTTTTGCTGTTGCTTCTGCTGCCATAAGCTCTGTTTCTTTGTACTGCATAGTTTCTTGAATAGTACCAATAATACCACTAAGGTTTGGAATACCTCTGTATTGAGATATTCTAAGATGTGGGTCAAAGTAAAGTGAAAATTGACCTTTAGGAAAATATTTTGAATTTGTTTTTGCTACATCCATAAATACATATATACCTATTGGCATACCATATTCATCTATTTCAAGTCCACCTATGACTGCATTTTTCTTAACTTCATTTCGTTTTGTTTTGTAGTATTCAACTTCTCTATCTTGAGTTGTGTCTATCATTGAAGCTTCTATTATTTTAAACTTATATCCAAACTTCCAATTTTCATTAAATAAGTGAACAACTAAAACTTCCCCGTCTGCACCTTTTTCAGCTTTTACTATTTGTCGTAAACAGTTTGAGAAATGAAACATACCTCTTGCTTCACAAAACTCTGCTTGTCGCCAAAGTTCAAAATCAGCTTCTGCTTTTTCGTTTAGTTTTTTTGATTCCTCTGGATTTTTTGATGGTAAAATAAACTGAACATCAGGTCTTGCACCAACAACTCCAGCTTCAAATGCTAGTTTTACAGATTGTATGATGTTTGTATTTGCATCCATATATCTTGCTTTATCTACAAGATTTTTAGATTCATTTAAAATAGTATTTATGTTTTTATCTTCTGCTCCAGCACTTAGTGCCTTTACTCCGAGATTTGAATTTACAAGATATGAAGAAGCAGCTAAACTCAAGTGATATGGATATGTCATGAAGTTCTCTCCATTATTACAAGTTGGTTTTCAGCTTCTTCTTTCATTCTTTTTAGCATTTGTGTACTTGCTTTTTCTACTCGTGTACTTCCCTGCTCAAACCGAATAACTCCACCAGAAGCAATAGATTCTAAATATGCTTTCTTTAATGCTTCAATTTCAGCTTTTTTGTCTTGTATTTCTGTTAAAGTTGCCATTTTACTTCTTTTATTTTTTTAAATTGCCATATTGTAGCATATATTTTTTTAAAAATAATCTTTTCTAGCAAATCCTGTACTATAACTTTGACTTCTATTATTATTTTCCATTTGTCTTAGTTCATGTTCTGTAAGTTTTCTTGGTTGTTGTGCCAATGCACCTTTTCTCATATCCCAAACTGCAACTGACTGTACAAAAGTATCCCAGTAGTCATTTCTTATCCCTTTTTCTCTTTTTATCCAAGACTCATAATCATCCATTTTACCTGTATTATCATCTATTTTATATGTTTTTATCTCTGATGATAACATTCTTTCCAAATCTGTTCTTATTGATTTAAGTCCTGCTTCTTCTCTTTCATTTGCTAGTCTTTGTGCTTTATATGTAATAGAAAGCATTTTTTCTTTATAAAACATAGCACTTTCATATTTGTCTTCGCCTGATTCTGCTTTTGCTTTTTCTATACCTCTTGTGATAAGATTGTGAGCTTCATCTTTTGCCAAGAGGTTGTTTACTTTTATAACTTTTATAGTATTGCTATCTGTTGGGTGTCTTCCCATAGCATAAAGTGTTGACATTTTTGGCTTTATACCAGATACACCCTCTGTGGCATAAATGTAGTCAAGCCTTCCTTCCTCTTCAACAACTCTTATTATCCATTGATCCACTTCTTTTGTTCGTTCTTTTATACCCATCCTATCTATTGTAACTACATTTATATCTTTTATTTCTCCTTCTGTAGTGATAAGCATTTGTTTTCTAATAGTATCAAGTTCATCAAAGCTTTCAGCTCTACCATAATCAACAATATGTGGATTTGAACCATATCTCCAAGCTGTGAGTGTCCAGTAGAAGTGGTCTTTTTGAGTATCTATATTTAGATAAACTTCATATGTATCATCTGGCAATTCTCTCTCTTCTAATTTGTTACATAAAAGTAAAATATCATTTTTCTTTAATGTTTCTTTTGATGTTGGCTCAAATGCTTCATTGTAATATCCTTCCCAAAGTTTTTCTTTAGATTTTTGTCTTTCTGTTGGGTCTTTTGAAAGTTCTGATTTTAAAGCTTCCCTTGCTATAAATTCAAAAGGTACAAAAAAAGATAAAAAAGAATTTGCAGAAAATCCAACAGTTACTGGGTCAATAAGTTTACCTTTTACTATCCAATCTATATTTCCTTTTAATATCTGACTATTTTTTTGCTCTTCTGTTATAGGTGCATCACAAGAATTACAAGCATAATAAGCATTTTCACAAGCATAAGGCACATACTCCTCAAAAATCTTATTTTCAGTAAAATCTTCATCAGAATATCCCATCATCTCTTTGTATTCTTTTTCTGTTGTTATTCTAAATTGTGAGTGGTGTGTTTCTACTAATGTTCCACAATGAGGGCATATTATCCCAAGATAGTTTTTTTGTTCGCAAGTATTGAATCCTTGAGTAATTGTTCCGTTTTTTTTCTTTTTTGTAGAAGCAACCAATAATTTTGCTCCAACTTTTATAAATGTCTTTGCCCTTTCCCAAAGAGGAGTTATCGCTGACATACCAGCCATCTCATCTACTTCATCACAGATGATTATTTTTGCTGAAAGTCCTTTTTTATCCATATCAACTTTAGAACCAATCAACTTAGTCATAGAGCCTTGATGCCTAATCTCTCCTTTTTTGTCGGAGTTCCTGCTTTCTTCAATCCTTGTTTCTTCTATAACTTCTGCTATCTCTGGACTTTCTTTGACTAAAGCATTTACTTTTTCCTGTTGATAAGTAGATATAGCATCTTTTATTGGAATCATCCATACACAAGACTTTGCATCAATCTTCGCATTTTTTGCAAATACGATAAATAAAAATAAAGTTTTTGCCATCTGAGAAGCAAACATAAGATAAATCTCTTGAACTTTTGGATTATCAGCCATCTCCATTGGCTTTATCAAATGTGGAGATTTTGTAAAAGAAACCAATCTACCTGCATCAAAAGCATTGTTTTTTGGAAGATGTATATATTTTTCAGCAAAAGCCTTATGTGTCATAGGACTTATCCACTTTAAAAGCCTTTTGAAAATTGTTAGATTTTCTTTTATGTCTTCTCTTCTTTGGTCTGTCAAAATTTAACCTTTACATTTCTGTAAAATTTATTTCATTTCCATATATAGAAAGAAACCACTTAACTTTTGCTGTACTTACAAGTTGTTCAATAAAGCTATGCTTTTTTGACTGCATTTTAACTTTCTTCTTTTTTTGATAACTCATCTATTTTTACTTTGAGTTCTTGTATATTTATATCTTTAAGTGCCATTTGATGAGTAAGTATCATTATCATATGCGACTGTTTTACACTAAGAGATTGTAGCTCTTCTTTTTCACTTTTAAGTGTGTTTATCTCTCTTTTTAGCTTATTTTCTCTAAGTTGATGTCCTACTTTTATCATAGTTTCACATTTTCCAAACTCTTCAATTTTTTCTTTTAAGCTATCTATTTCAGTTTCGTACTCATCTATTGTTTTTAAATTTTCTTTGTCATAATTTATAATATTTCTTGACTTCACTTCCTCATAAGTTAGTTCACTATCATCTTTTAAAAAAGCACCATCTCCAATTAAGTTTAAACATTCATTTTTCATTCTCCATCTCCTCCAAATAAAACTTTTGCAGTGTATCCACAAAGCGGACACTTACTATTTATTGTATGCCTTTTAGTAGTTCTTACTTTTGCGACATACACACCACCACATCTATCACACTCTATATCAAATCGTATCTTTTGAGCTTCTTGATAGTCGTGGATAAGTGCGAGTTCTTGCTCTGTG